CAAACTTAATATCAATGCAATTTCTTTCAGATGGTTTATAAAGTTTGCGCTCAAATTCCAGCTCTATCTTCTCTAATAAAGGTGAAAGTGTATCTGTAAGGAATGCCAGTTGAGTAGCTTCTACAGTTGAATAACTGGACTTACTAAGGTCAAATGCTTTAACTGGTGAAACACCAAAGAACCGGCATACATCAATTACATTAAATTCCCTTGTTTCTAATAATTGTGCATCTGCTGGAGATACGGTTATAGCTTGAAAGTCCATATTACCTTCTAAAACAGCAACCCCATTAGGTGTTCCAGTAGAAGGAGAAAAGGCTGTTTGCCAACTTGTTTTCAGATCGTTTTTTTGTTTGCTGGTAAGTGAACTTTGTGCTTTTAAGATACCAGCTAAATTAGCTCCACCTTTAAAGAATCCAGCAGCGTGTGCTTCAGAATCAGTAGATAAACCTAATGTTTGTCTGGCGTGTTCCAGTGTACTAATCCCATTAATACCGTCATAACTAAAGTTCAGTATATGAATCATATTAATAGGTTCTACTAAAGAATTAAAACCTGTAATGGAATACATCAGTTTATTTGTCTTATCAGTAGTTACCACTGTAACATAAGTGCTGTCTATAAATTGCAGAGCTGTTGCATTGCCTTGTTTATCTCTTTCTATATAAGCATAACCATTACCTTTTAAAAGAACACTGGCTACTAATGCCTGAATGAAAGTAAATCTACTCATTCTGTTGTTTGGTTCTTTGTTTAGTAGGTAGTAAGTTGGGTGTGCTACATATTTTGTCTTGTAACCAGAAGCATCTATTAAGTATGGTTCTAATGGTAACTGTGCAACTGAATCACTGATTACATTTACACACCTGTAAACAGCAGATAGTAACATAGCTTTATTAGTAGTATAACCACCATTAGAATTATACATAAGAGAATCAAAGAAATAACTTCTTTCTTCTTTATGTTCTGTCTTTGTTCTTTTAAATCAATTTCCCATTAAATTATATTGTAAATATGTCATTAGAATAGTGTGGACACTCTAAATACATTCCTAAAGCCTGTATTATTGCTATAGTACCATCAATCTTCTTTTTGTTCACGCTCTTATCTGGTTTTACATTTCCGTTGTGGTCTGATTTCAGTACTACGTTTCTAAAGCAGAATCTGTTTATCTCATTGCTATCTATTACTGCTTTACCTGATAAAATAAGTCTCTCCAGCTCTCTGGTAGGTTTATTGAAATTGGCTAGTGACTGGCTGTATTCTTCCAGTGGTAAACCTTCTGAAGTTGCATTAATGGCTCATTGTGTAGCATTGTATTTATCATAACCCACAGAAACAATATTAACTACTTCAGAGTATTTAAGTATATCAGTCGTTATATAATCATAGTCTGTAACGTTCCCAGGTGTTATAGTTAGTAATCCCTGCTGCTTCCAGTACTTGTAAAGCTCTTTATCAACCTTTTCTCTTAATGCAGATTCTGGTAAATAGTAATGCACTTTGAAGTAATACTTATCATCCTTTACTAGTAAATAGGCTACTGCTGTTAAATCAGATGTAGCTCCTAAATCTACTCCTATGTAACAAGTTTCATCTTTAAAGTCAGATATATTAACCTGTTTACTGGATCTTACTATATACTCATCTGGTAGCCATACATTAGAAGAATCACACCATAAGTTTAGTGTTTTGGTTTTTACTCCAACTTCATCAGAAGGGTTATTAATAGCTTGTTGTACCTGTCCTTTAATGTATTTGGTAGTAACGGTAATATCTAAGTTAGGAGCACATTTTATTCAGTTCTTTTCATCTCCCCAGTCATCTTCAGTATCTAATGAATAAATGGCTATAAACATTTCATCATCTGTTTTTAGCTCATTTAAAACCTCTATAGCTACAGTTCTTAATTGATAACAGGGAAGTGTTTTATCAAAACCAGCAGTAGTAATAGTACAAAGGTGGGGATTTTCACGCATTCCCATACTGGACTTTATAACGTCTCTTACTTTACTGTTTGGTGCAGCGTGGTATTCATCCAGTAAACCAAATGAAGCATTAAATCCATCCAGTTTACTATCATCAGCAGCCAGAACTTTCAGTTTACTGTTTGTACTTCTGAATAAAATATCAGCTCTGTAAGGAGTTAAATATTTAGCCTTAGAATCCAGTCCTTTTACAAAGTTACTGCACATATCAAAGGCTATTTTAGCCTGTTCTTTACTGTTTGCTGCCAAAAGAACTTCTGCACCATCTTCACCGTCTGCTATTAAGTAGTAAAGGCATAAAGCAGCAGCTAAAGCTGTTTTACCTTGTTTCCTACTAACTTCAATATAAGAGCTGGTAAAACGTCTTGTTCCTGTAGATTTTCAATAAAAGCCAATAATATTAGCTATTATAAACTGCTGTCAGCCCTCCAGAATAAAAGGTTTGCCTGAATGTTTACCAGTGAAGTGTTTGAGTGTACTTATAAAAGCTATTGCTCTGTCTACTTTATCTTCCCTGAATACCAGATCTTCCCTTGTAAGATTATTCTGGAACCTTTTACAAGCAAGCTTAATAGTTTCACCTGTTGTTATTTCACCATTAAGAACATTATTCACATAGCTGTAGTAATATTTCATTTTTATTTTTTATATTCATATATTTGTCTAGGTTAATACCAATGTTAAGTAATTGAAGAAATTCCATATAATCAGTCAATGCAAAATCGTTGTTCTCTATTGAAAGATATTCTAGTCTTTGATTACTCCTTTGGATAAAAGAGTTTATTTGAAGAACAATATTTTGAGATAACAAAGGGGTATGATTTATCATTATAATATTTAATAATGATAATATACTTTTCATACGATAAATGTAATCTTGTTTACCTTCTTTGCCGTAATAAGCTTTTATAAAATAGAATTCAAATTCAATTAAATCATTAATATTCTTAGTAGAATCTTCATAAAATCGTTCAAATATATCTTCAATGCTACATTTTCTATAGTTTAATTTTACCATAATAAGATAAACCTCAAGTCTGATAGTTTGGATATTTTCAATCAAATCTTTTTTAGCCTTTTTTACTTGAAAAATTTGGGGTAAAAAGATAGTGAATAAATAAAAGATACCTGAAGCAAAGACAGATGTAAATATAGTATAAGTAACGTCTGCAACTTTATCTGCATTACAGAATAAACCATCCTCATATATCCATAAAAATTTATAGCAGATAGTCCAAATTAATCCAATAAAACTAATGCTCAATACAATAACATCTGAATAATTGAAATATTTTTTCATTACATCTATGTTTTACTGCTTGTTAATAACAAACATATATTATCTAACTTCCTTTCCCTCTTTTATAAATTGCTCAAAAGGTGAAGGTTCAGTATCTTCATTATCTTTCTTTGGTAATTTAGTTCTGGATTTAGCAGTTAAACCAAATTCCAGCATTACTTTCATTGCCTGAGTTTGTGCATCCTTAGCTATCTTTATAAGTGGGTGCGGTACTATATTACCTCTGTCACTTGTAACTGTTAGACCATCAATTTCCAACTGTTTAGATGCCTTTATAAACATTGAATAATTACGTGCTAACATAGTTAAGGCTGCACTGTCTACTTCTTCTAATATACCCCTGTTTTCTAGTTCAGATAGTACATCTGTCATATATTCAGCAGCATCATTTTCTATATCCTCTGGTATTACATATTTTGCCATATTAAAAACTTTTTTTCATTTCTAATATGAAACCTTATCTATGGCTGCCAATAAATTAATCTTCCCTATTGGTGGGATCAGCCAAGTATTCATTTAAAATACTTGTAATGTAATCTTGCACATTATCAAATTCATCAGAATTACATAAATATATATCATCAGAATTAATATTATTGAATATTTCATAAGTCAGAAGGTAACGAACTGTCTTTTTAGTTGATTGGCTACTCACTGCATTATAAAATAATAAAAGTAACTCGTGTTGAGATAGTTGAGCACGAAATATTTTTGAATAAGTTTTGACTCCTTTAAAATCTGCCATCATATTCATTAGATAATATATGTTCCGATAATATTGTCCTAATATATATCCATTTCTTTTATAAATGTAATCACCAACATAACGAGAA